TATTATCCACCTTGGTTCTAACACTATCTTGTGGTAGCAGTCGCAGTAAGGCTGCACCAGATGCGGTGGTAACTGCTCAATGCCCTTGCTGGGGCAAGCAAACAAGTCGGTCATGGCGAGCATTAGGATAACTGCTATGATGATTAGTAAAAAGTCGAGGAAGTCTCTCATACATTCTCCTGCGCCACATCAAGCATCCTCTTTTGCACAGCCTCGATAGCCCTGTTGCATCCATTGCAAATGTCCACAATGTAGCCATACCCTCGCAGATACTCAATCCACGACTCCTGCTCTGGACTGACTACGCCACCATTAGACCGCTTCATCTCTATCCATAGGGCTAGAGCAGGTATGAATAAATCAGGCACACCTGCTGACACCCCCTCGTTCTTTAACCTTGCTGCCGTGCGTATGTCCCTAGATCCTCCGTTGGGTATGTGGAATATTCTAAAGCTGGGGTGCGTCTTACGCATCCATGTCACAAACATAATTTGCTCCATAGATTCGCTTGCTACCTTGCCTAAACTCTTTTTAATTATTAATGTCATGCCATGCCCTTTCAGTTACTTGATAAAATTTTCCATTCCTACGATACTTGATAATAGATGGGTGACTTGACATATTTAACACTTTGACCGCCTCATCTAAATCATTCTCTGACTCAATGCTGAATGTACTGGCTTTAGCATTGTTTGCTATTTGTGCCACCGTACCTCTCGCTTTGTCTCCGGCAAATCCATCATGAGTGACTGGAAAATACTCGGTTATAATTGGTGCGGTGAACGACCTACCATAGTACCGCACCTTAATCATTTTCTTACCTGACTGAGCAGATTTATGCGTATGCCACATCCAAGAAATAACAGCAAATGAATGAAGGCTGGCTGCACCCATAATATCGTCATCGTATAGAATTGCTTTTGGCTTTTCTCTTTTTTTGTACTCGTATCCGCAGACATGGCACTTCATTACACTCAAGTGTAGTATCTCCATGCAGACACTATCGTCTGGCATCTGACCTGGGCATATCTTCACCGGAGCATCGCCAACCTTTGTTCCCTTCTTTGCCGGTGGCTTTACCATTGTGATAGCACCATGCTTCATAACGCACCCAGCAAAATCCAAGATTAGGCAGTGATCGGTATGGGATTTCACTCGCAAGCCACGACCAGCCATCTGCACATACAACCCTGCCGACATGGTTGGTCTAGCCAAGACAATGCAATCTATGTCTGGATAGTCGAAGCCAGTCGTTAGTATGTTGGCGTTGGTTAGTATGCGTAGCTTGCCACTTGTGAACTGCTTTAAGATATTCTCTCTGTCAGTCATGGAGTGGCTTCCTGTTACGCACAATGCCTTCTCACCATACTCGGTAAATCTTGTTGCCAATGTCTCAGCGTGTTCTACTCCAGATGCAAATACCAGTATGCTCTTGCAATGCTTGGCTCTCGCTAGAGTTTCCGTCACGATGCCATCGTTAGCCTTAATTGCTGCATCGCTCAACTCGCTTGGTATAAACTCGCCACCCCTGATATGCACACCAGATGTATCAATGTGCTGTGCAGTATGCTTTGAGTGTAGCCTCGCCAAGAATCCATCATCAACCAGTTCGGTAATGCTGACTGGATTAATAATATCGCTGAACAGTGCATTATCGCCTTGGTGTATATAGCCATGACCGAGACGGTAAGGAGTGGCCGTAAAACCAACCACACGCAAGTTTGGGTTGTTAGCCATCAATGTTTTAATTAGCTTCCTATAGTTCCCCTCGTCTTTATGTGAAATCAAATGGCACTCATCTATAATGATTAAGTCAATTCCAAGTAGGTCATCGGCTCTCTTGCATATAGACTGTATGCCAGCGAATGTTATTTTATTGTCCAACACCTTCTGCCCGATAGCTGCTGAGTAGATTCCCACCGGTGCATCAGGCCACAACAACAGCAACTTGGCATGGTTCTGCTCGATCAACTCCTTGACGTGCGTTAGCATCAGGATAGATGTGTCAGGCCATGACTCCAAGGATTGCTTAACCAATGCTGCAATCAATACACTCTTGCCGGATCCAGTAGGCATCTCCACGCATGGATTGCCTATTGGATTACCCTCAAACCACTCATATATTGCTGATAGAGTATGGTTTTGGTATGGTCGCAGTTTCATCCAACCACCTCACCACCACATGACAGCCTGAAGTTCTGTGCCAGCTCATCGTCAACTATGGATTCGCAACCACCAGGATTAGTGAGCAACTCCTTAGATGTGAATACATTATAGCCACGCTCACCATTGCGTACCCATGTCTCGCCAATCTTCCATGACACTAGACCACCGTCCTCTACTTGCATCTGGTACGGAACTAAATCCATATGAAGTATGTGGGCATCGCAGCCAGTGAGTTGCGCCTCGAATGGGATGGTAGTATCCCAATGTTGGCAGTGCGCTGTACCATCATCGTTGAATGTGATGTTGGCGCAGGTACGGCAATGAGTTTCCTTTGCCGGTACACCCTTGTGGCAAGTGTCGCGTGATGAGCAGAACTTGCACTCAAACCAACTAGGGTCATTTGTCAATGGCTCTGGTATGCGATCAGATTTAATGATGCGGTGCGCCCTCTCCACAAGTGCCTCGTAAGTCTTTTTGCAGAACCTGACACGCTCTGTATAGATGTTGTCATTGTCTTTGCAGATAGCCACATACAATGCCCTCTCGATACCGAACTTGCCCATGTACACTTGCATCTGTGCGAAGTGCTGTATCTTGGATATTTCAACTCCATCCTTAGACACCGAGTTAAAACTCTTGAGGCTGTGAGTCTTAATCTCCAGAACGTGCTTGGCTTTCGGTGACTCCGGTACGCCAGATACAATGATGCCATCACACGAACCTGCAAAGAAGCCATCCTTGAAGCCAAACTGCCTCTTGGTGGATGGGTTAACGTCATCAACAATCAAGCCAGCATTGCGTAAGTCCTTCACCAATGGCAACTCCTCATCTTGACCGCGCCTGAACAGTCTAAGCATACGACCATCAAAGTCCTCACGATTAATCCAGCGAAAGCCGTACCAGATCTTGCGGTCACACGAATCACCAATGACGGATGCGCCCAGGTGAGGTCTTGGTGTGTCGTTTACTTTAGCCTTGATGCCAGCGTATATCTGCTCTACTAACTTGTTAGCGTATAAATCCATTTTCATTTTAATATTCCAAATTAGGTGGGCGGTCTAAGTGCCGCCCTGACTTATGCTATTTTGCCCACGGTGGGGACTTGGCACCAGTTGCTGTAGCACTAGGTGCTGGTGCGCTACCCATAGCAGATGGTACTGGCTTCCACGACTTGACACTGTTGGAAATCTTGCCGTTGTATTCGCTCTGTGTGACATACACTAAAACGCGACCTCCAACAAACTTTGTCACTTCTTCAGGTGAGTTAATGCTCGACACACCTGTTGACTCCATGAGCGTACGGAATTGCGTACGCCCGATGTTCTCAGCAGTAGAGCTTGCGTTCTTGGTGGTAATCATGCCGAATATAACACGCTTGGCATACTTGCCCTCGTCAACCGCGAGCTGGATGTTGAGATACTCCGAACCCTCGTTCTTGCCTTGCTTAATCTCACACTTGCGAACTGCTACTTTATACTCGCCCTCCGGTAGTGGTGAGAAGTCCTGCTCTTGGTGGTCATCTACTGGTAAATCTTTTACGTTAATTGCATGGTCAAAAAAGCTCATATTATCTCCTATAGTGATTCAATTGAAAAGGTTGGTCTGCCTGGAGTAGTGGTAACTGCTCCGCTTAGTGCTGCTCGTATTGATTCTGGTTCTGCCCTCCATTCTGTTGTGTTAATCTCCGCTTTCCAGCGGAAGATGGTTGATAGTTTGTCCGATATACCCAACTCAGCAGCAATCTGCTGCACCTTGTCGGTATCCACCTTACGATTTAATCGTGATACAATTTTAATCTTGTGACCGTCTGTTGCAAAATTAGCAGTACCCTCGCCAGTGGGTAATACACCATAGAAGTCAACTAGCTTGTCCTCAATTGACCTTCTAAGGGTTGTCGCATCATGCTCCATGCTTTTTGCACCCATCCATTGGGTGACTAGGTTTTGAATATCCATCTCAGCCCCCAATCTTTTTAATGATCTCGCCCAAGTCTGGGGATTCCCAAGTATCCAACTTGCCAGACCTATCCTTGGCTTGCCACAATCCATCACTGCTAGTCATAATTGCTCTAACTGGATTGCGCTCGGCATCCATCTCCACCCTTAGTGCTAGTACCTCGTCAAAAAAGTATGGAAGTGACTGTCCTGTCTTATTACCTGGCATACTAGGTGAGTAAAGAATCTTACCTGCCTCGTCTGTGGCCTTCTCGCACTTGGCGGTGAAGTAAACGTGCTTGCCGGCCAAGTCGCGGAAGGCTCTAATAATTCCACCAACTTGATCCT